GCAGCCCCCGCGCTGACGCGCCAGCTCAAGGCCAGCGGTACGGCCACGGCCAACGTCTACACCTTCGAATTGGGTGACTTGCTCACGGCCGAGACCAACGAGGTGAAGCTGCGCGTGACCAACGCACACGGTGCGGAGAAGGTATTCACCTTCAATATCAACACATACAGCCTCACGCTGGAGTTCGACCCCGCATACGACGAAAGCCAGGTGCAGACGTCGCGCTGGTCGCTGCGCGTGCTGTGCCAGGGCGTGCCGGCTACGGTGTATTGCCGCATACAGGACGGCGGTCGCACCGACACGCTTACTAAAAGCATCCACAACTCTTCGGGCGAGTTCGTCATCGACGAACAACACCGCTATGGCAGCGGCGCGCACGCCATCACGTTGTGGGCCGAGAATAAGGAACTGGGCCTCCGCACGCCCGACATCACCACCACCTATATTAAGGCCTCTTCCGGTCCTGGTGGCGTGGCTGCACTTTGTTTCGGCAAGGGCATCCCCACCACGGCGCGCCAGTTCAGCGTGGCAAGGCTGCCATACTACTTCTACTTGCCCGATGAGGATGCAGGTACGGCCGTATCGGTGAAGGCCGAGCTGCTGTACGGCGGCGGACAGAACGTGCGCCAGCTCTCCGTCCAGCAGGTAACGCTGAACCCGGACCACGGCAGCGGCCTGCAAACGCTCAACGTGGCGTTCGACGAGGCCGAATATCTGCCCGAGGTGACGGTGCGCCTCTCTGTTGGTGGCGTGTCGGCCGAATGTAAGATAAGGGTTCAAGGGCTTGGCATCGACCTCGCACCTGCCGACGAATGCAAGGTGTACCTGCCCATGCGTGGCAGGGCAAACGGCGACGAAAGCGCGCAGAACATCGTGGCCACATACCGCGGCCGGCAGACGGCGCGACTGGTACGTTCGGATAACTTCCGGCTAGACGACAACAACGGCTTTATCGACGGGCAGGGCATGACCATCCGCGCAGGCAAGAACGTTACGCTGAAAGACTTCCTGCCGTTCGGCTCGGACTTCGGGGCGAACGGATCTAAGCAGGGACGCACCATCGAGTTGGAATTCGAAAGCGGCATCTGCTCGGACGAAAACGCCGTCATCGTCGACTGCATGGATGGCGGGACGGGTTTCCGCGTGTATGCCAACCGCGTTGAGCTGGGCTGTGCGACGGGCAACGTGATAACCTACTACCCCGAGCAGAGCCGTGTACGCCTGGGCGTGGTAATCGACGGCACCACCACCCACACGCGCAACAATCTGGGCGGCGGCAGCGTGGCCGAAAAGGACGTGAACCTGGCCTACCTCTACATGAACGGTGTAATCGTGCGAATGTTCGACTATGCCACGGCATCGTGGAAACAGGGCGCACCCAAGGAACTCGTGATTGGCAGTCCGCAGGCGGAAGTGAAGTTGTACTCCATCCGCATGTACGATAAGGCCCTGAACTTCGCCCAGATGGTGGGCAACTACGCCTACGACACGCCCGACATTGAGGACGTGACCGACCGCGAAGGGCGGTTCGTACGATTCGGAAAGGTGAGTATCGCCAAACGCAATGACATTCTCAATAGTGTGGGCGACATACACAACCCCGATGAGATTGTATCATACAATAAGGTGCGCAAGGCCCTGCCCGAAACGCCCATTGCCGTGTGGGATATTGAGAACCTGCCTTACAACAAGAATAACCCCAACGTGCCCATCACCGCAACGGAATTCCTCAACCCGCAATGGGACAAGGCGCGCGATGGCTGGGCTGGTGCCCCATTCAAGGTGGGTCCGCATGCCTTCAATGCCGACGGCACGTCGAGCAACGGCTACCCTCTTCCGTACAAGAACTGGGCGGAGACGTTCGAGACGTTTTCGGGAGACCCAGTGACGCTGACCCTCGACCCAGGGCACAGCGATGAACATTCTACCTCGTACAGCATCACGCGCGGCGTGGCTGAGGGTGAGAAGGAAGTGGTGCACAAGGTGAACTTCGCCAGTTCAGAAGGTATATTCAACGTGCTTGCCATGAACCTATTCCAGGAGGTCTTGCTGGGCTGCGCGCGTAACGACATGGACCTCTATACGTCGTTCCAACGCGCGCAGGCCATGCAGGGCAAGGAGGTGACCTTTCGCAAGAGCCTTAGCGGACTGTCGGAAATCGGTTTCCGCAAGACGGCGGCCACGTCGGCCAAGGAACCCACCTTCCTTTCCATCTATAATATGATAAACAACAAGTACAGCGCATCGTTCATGGGATTCCCCAAGAAAGACCACACCAAGGCGCAGGTGTGGGAGATAGACGAGAACGTGAACTTCTTCAACCGCGAGATGACGCTGCACGAGCTGCTGGCCGACGGCACGGTGCGCCAGAGCAACGGAACGGACAGCGCGGGGCCGATGTACTATGCCCGTGTGCCGAAAAAGTCGCCGACAAACAAGAAGAACAAACTGGGGCAGGTGAAGACTGCCACCGACAATATTGAGGCCGCAAACAGGGAGTTGGCCGTCATCCGCCGATTCCATAACTGGGTGGTTAGCTGTAATCCCCACCTGCCTGAGCGGTATAAGGCCGAACACGGCGAATACAGGCAGCTCGACCTGCCCGTGACGTATAATGGCGTGAAGTACGACCGCGACACGCCCGCATATCGTCGCGCGCGCTTCGTCAACACCTACCGCGATTACCTCGTGAAGACTGACGTGCTCTTCTACATCGTCTTCTGCGTGTTCTTCCTCGGCATGGACTCGCTCGACAAGAACATGAGCATTGCCTTCGACGATATCGAGCTGAACCCCGACGGCAGCGTGAAGGTGGCGCACGCACGCCTTTTCCTTCGCGACACCGACACGCAGAGCCTGTTCAACAACTCGGGCGCGCTGTTCTACAAATACTGGGCGGAGTGGAACGACGCCTACAACCCCACCACGGGTAAGACGCAGCCCATAGCCGGCGAGACCTTCGACAACGACAACCACGCATGGCAGCCCAAGATGGACGAGGGTTACTCGCCAGTCTTCAACGGCCGCCTGTCGGGACTTGTCGACCTGGTGTGGCAGTGCTGGGGCGACGACCTGGCAGCCATGTACAAGAGCATGCGCGACAACGGCCTGGTGGCCGACAACATATTCCGCCGCTACACCGATTTCTGGCGGCAGTGGTGTGAGAACATCTACAATGCCGATGCGATGGGCTACGCCAACACCGGTCATTTCACAAAGGCATACGGCGATAAGCTCAATCTCATGCAATACTTCCTGGAGAAGCGCAGCCGATATATGGACAGCAAGTTCTGCTGTGGCGCAAGCGTGGTGAACAACCTGCGCATGCGCCTGTACGAGCAGGGCAAGGGCCTTGCCTTCAAGCACTATTCACCCTTATACGCCAGCGTACAGTGGGGTGCCAACAACTTCGCCACCGTGCGCAACATCGACGGCGGCTACGGCCTGCTGCCATTCGGCTTCACCAACCCGCAGAACGCCACCTTCGACATTGACGACGCCGACATGATTACCGACATCAAGACGTTCACGAAACGCGTGGGCGGACAGGTGACGTATTCGGGCCTCGAGGGGCTGGGCGACTTTGAATTCGACGCAAACATGCAGCTCTTGCGGCGACTTGAGGAACTGGTGATGGACTACACGCCGCAACGTCCCAACACGCGCGAACGCGGCACAGCCTTCGACCTGTCGAAGTGCGTGATGCTCCGACGCGTCATCGTCCGCAACGTGAAGAACCTCACCAAGGTCATTCAGTTGGGAAGTGGCGTATTGCAAGAGGTGGACTTCTCCGGTACGCCCATTAAGGGTGTGGTTCTGCCCGAGAATGGCACGCTCACGCGCCTGGTGCTGCCCGACACCATCGAGGAGCTGACGCTGCGTGGACTGGATGCGCTTGAGCCGGGCGGACTGAATTTGGCCGGCCTTGCCAATGTGAAGAAGTTCCGCTACTCTGCCTGCCGCAAGCTCAATGGATTCGACATCTTGCAGCGTATCTATACTGCCGGTGCAAAGCCCACCGATATAGATATGGACGGACTGAACGAAACGCTCGCATCGCTTGACACGCTTGACCTGCTGGCCGCAGCAGGGGCAAAACTCAGTGGGCGAATAACGCTGCGTGGCGTCACGCCCGACTTCCGCGCAAAGCTGCGCTACATAACTGCATGGGGCGACGTCGACAACCCCCGCAACCCACTGCACCTCGTGTACGAGCGAGTGCCGATAAACAGCGTGGGCATCTCGGGCGACCTCTACGTGCAGGATGCGGGTGAGGCATGGCTGAACATCTCACCAGACAACGTGCGTGGCAACAGCGTGCGCGCCGTTGAATGGAGCATGGCGGCTAACTCCTACGCCACCATCGATGCGCGTACGGGTCGAATGGCAGTGACGCGTGTCGGCTCGGACGAAACGGCTAAAGCACAAGTGGCGGTTACCGTCACTGTGGACGACGGTCGACAGCTCACCGCCACCGATACGGTGTACTTCTACAAGCGAGCTCCGCAGGTGGGAGACATCATCTACGCGGACGGTTCTTGGAGCGACAAGCACAATAAGAACAAGACACCAATAGGTGTGTGTTTCTACATATCTGCCGACGGAAGGGACCGTCGTATGATGGGGCTGACACGACTGAACTCTTTTAATACGTCGTGGGGTACATCTGGAAACTATATTGATCGGCTGGCAAAGCTTGCTAGCGAGCCGGCACGCGACATCTCCGTAGTGCGGGGCATGAAAAAGAATTGGCCAACGGAAATCGCGGACGACTGGATGACGCTTGAAGAGCCGTTGCTGGACTATCCGCGGGGAGCCAAGATCCCATACGGAATGTACAATACCCTGTGCATAATCCGTCAGCGCAATGACATCTTGCAAGACGAGAATTACAAGCTGGACGTACCGCAAGCATCGGCAGGTATCTCGGAATTTGAAGACGTTAAAAGATGTGCTTTGAAATACTCCGGCGAAAACCAGATATACGTCTACTATGTTCCGGCCAGTCTTAGCTATGCCTATTCTCCGGCCGTACTGAAAGGAGAGACTCTCTCCAGCCAATTCGCACCCCATAAATGGCATCTGCCATCAGCGGCGGAGGCAAAAGCAATACTTGTCAGCATATCCAACGATTACACCTCAGACAGGAACTTTCTAAAAGCGGCAGTTTCCTATGGCCTGATTGAACAGTTGGTGATTGATGGTAGTGTGTACGTTAAGTCGCTGGAAACTTCACAAGAAACCTCCGCACAAGAGAGGCTCGTAGGCGTGGAGTGGACTGTAAGGGGATGGGTGAAATGGGGAATATGCACGTACGTCTTCCCCACATGCAACTTTTAATTTAAATTGAAATGGAAAAGGTCATTAGAATTATTGAACGAGGCGTTGTAAGGGTTCTCCTGTTTCCTTTTGGACGTGAGGAACCCATAGAACTCACAGCTTGCGGGCTTTGCAAGAACAAGATCATTGCAGCTCTTGTCAGGCTGAAATACAGCCAAGAGGAGGTGGAGGCACTGCTGTGCGAATATGTGGCATGCCCCACCGACAAGGCTGCCAAGCAGGCATTCGACGGGCTGATGGCCTATCGGCGGGAATGCAAGGCGGAAGCCGACAAACTGATGGAAGAATACGAGAAACTGCAGACTTAGTTCTGCATGGGTTGGGGACAAAAAGCCCCCGACCATCGTTAAAAGCAACTGGCAATCACTTATAACAAACCGCGGAAGCGTGTGGTCGGGGGTAAGTCCTCGTCCACGCTTTCGCGGTTGTGCGTTAATAAGTGATTGCCGATACAAAGATACTAATAAAATTCAGGATAACAACAATGACACACACAATTTATTCACAAGCACCCCTGCCATTCATGGGGCAAAAGAGAAAGTTCGTTAAGGCATTTCGCCAAGTTTTGAAAGATTACCCCGACGATGTGACGATAGTCGACCTGTTCGGTGGCTCGGGCCTACTGTCCCATGTTGCCAAGCGTGAAAAACCGAATGCCACGGTGGTATATAACGATTTCGACAACTATCATCGTCGTATCGCTGCCATTCCACGTACCAATGCACTGCTGGCCCGCATTCGTGAAGTCACCGAGAGTTTGCCGCGTGGTAAGGTGATACGCCAGCCGCACCGCGACCGGATATTGGAAATCATTGCCGAAGAGGAACAGCGCGGCTTTGTCGACTACATAACCTTGTCGCCCTCGCTCTTATTCTCTATGAAGTATGCCAACAACATGGACGAACTCACCAAGCAAACGTTCTATAACACAGTACGGCGAAACGACTATTGTGCAGGCGGCTACCTCGACGGTCTGACCATCGTTCACAAGGACTACAAGGCCCTCTTCGCTGAATACCGCGACAAGCCCAATGTCCTCTTCCTCGTTGATCCGCCCTACCTCTCCACCGAGGTCGGCACGTACACCATGTCGTGGCGGTTGGCCGACTACCTCGATGTGCTCACCATCCTGCAAGGCCACGACTACGTGTACTTCACTTCGAACAAGTCGCAGATAATCGAGCTGTGCGAATGGATAGGAACAGAGCCGCATCGACCGCAACCCATTCGAATGTGCGCACCGCGTGGAAGTGAACACCACGATGAATTACAACAGCAATTACACAGACATCATGTTATACAAGAAAAATGAAAACGATGAACAAATACTACAGCCTGCTGGATAAGATATTGTCTGACGGCCACAACCAGACAAACAAGAAGGGCAACATCACATATTTGCTCAACCAGCAGCTGACACTCACCCCGGCCGACCTGCTAGACATATTCGAAAGCCGCAGCATCGCACGGCGCAAGCTGCGCAACGAACTCGACCTGTTCATGCAGGGCGAGCGCGATGTGGCGAAATATTGCGAAGCCGGCATAACGTGGTGGGACTATTGCGGAAGCATCCTGGTGAACAGCTACCCGACATATTTCGAGAAGCTGCCCGCTCTCATCGCGCGCATTAACCGCGAGAAGCGAACCAGCAAGAACTACGTCCTCTTCCTGGGCTCAACCGATGCCGAGAGCAACCAAGCACCCTGCCTGAGCCTCGTGCAGTTCCAAATTGACGATGGGCAGCTGGTAATATCCGCCTACCAGCGCAGCTCCGATGCCAACCTCGGCCTGCCCTCTGACATCTACCACCTCTACCTGATGTCGCGCCAGATAGACTTACCCCTGAAGTCCATCACCCTCTTCCTTGGCAACGTCCACGTCTACGAGAACAACATCGGCCGCACCCGCGCCCTGCTCGATGGTGACGAAGGCGTGAAGTTCGAACTGAACGTATAGTGGCCTACACGTGGAAACATGATAAAACGGCATCCGAATACCATTCTAATGGTGTCCGAATGCCGTTTCTTTGTATCACTCAAGAGCGTTTTCGTGGTACGCTTCGTTTTATTTTTGCATACGCTTCGTTTCCAAATTCAGTAACGCTTCGTTTTGCGGATTATA